CTACGATCTGCTTCAGGATGAACGCGCGAATGGGCGGCGCGCTTTTATTATGACCCGCTTGCATCAACGCTACAACATTCTGCGAGTGTTGCGCGAAAGAGAGGAATTGTTGAAAGATGCATACACCTACCGATCTTCTAAGACAGGCCGCTGATATCATCGCCGAGCGCGGTGAGACGTATGGCGGTATCGAAAATAATTTCCAACTTATAGCAGACTTGGCATCGTTGCGATTGGGGCGCGACATCCATCCGTTTGAGGTGGCGATTATTATGGTTTGCGTTAAGAATGCGCGGGCGTTTAATGACCCTACGCATCTTGACAGCCGCGTAGACGCTATGAACTATGAAGCGTTTGCAGCGCAGTTTGCTGCGGACTACATAGCACAGAAAGCTGATACCGGCGCGAACATCGGATATAAGAAGCGGACTGAGCTGAAGCCAGCTAAGATCGAACCGCTAAAGTCTACACGCCGCGCGGAGCTTGCCGTAATCGATGATAAACTGAGCCGTTTCGGTTCCACGGAGCCGCCGCAGTTCAGCGGCAACAGCGCGCTGTTGAGCGACTGAATACTGAGCCAGGGGAGGACAAGTTCCTTCCCTGACTGTCTGGCAGCTAGAAAGCGCCGTTGTTGAGATCAGAAATAGTATCGTCAACGGTTTTAGGGGCCATAACGACATTAGTCTGTCTTTCTTTTAACTTAGCCGCAAGATCCATGCGACGCACGACTTCCTCGCGCCGGCCTCGATCATAAGCATCAGCGATTAACATTTTAACGCCGCCATAGAGCACCGTTAAAAATAAGCCAATTAAGATAGCAGTTGTCATGCGCCCGTGACGTTAAAATCTTTAGCGCCGATAAGGCCGATAGCAATCAACGCAGCTTGAAGCGAAGGCCAGTCAAGCGTCTTGGTTTGCCACGCGTTGAAAAGGACACCAACGAGCGTGATGATTCCTGGGATAGAGGTTTTCCAATTCTTAAGCATCAGTTACAGTTCCTTGGTTGAGTGACTGTACAATGAAAAATATATTTAGCCGGCGCGCAGCCAGACAGTAAAAGGCAAAGTAAGATTATCCGCATAGCGCTTTAATCTGCGCTTTAACGTCAGCGATACGCGCAGACCATCCTTTGCCAAACGTAGACCAGATCGACAGCGACTGCATAAACGCCAGCCGTTTGTTTGTTACCGCCATTGCGACGTAGGTCTTGGTAGCTTGGATCGTTGCAGGGCCGATCACGCCGTCTTGTGTGACGCCGACAACAGCCTGGAGCGTCTTAGCTGCGCGGCTTACGCCTGAGTTCACAGCAAAATCGAACACAGCAAAATCAACGCCGTCGGGCAAATTATCTCCAGAAACACGATCCCAATAGAGGTTCTTGTAAATCGCCGCAACTTCCGAATCAGCAATAGCGCGCACGCTCTGCGTTGGGAGATTCTGTGATTTACGCCAACTGTCATAGACTGCTTGCGTAACGCCCTTATTCGTCGGGCCGCCTGGATCTTTTGGATGGTCAACGTAGCCGCCCTCGTATTTGAGAACCTGCTTTAGCGCCTGTGGATAGTTCTCTTTCATCTGTCTGCTTTCTGGCTCACAAGATCTCGAATCGTATCGAGCTTTGCGAACACTTGATTGAGCACGGTATTAAATTCTTCGCGTGTGATGTAGCGCCCCGCCACAAGCACCTCGATCTCACCAACCTTCTCGGCTAGTTCTTTATCCGCTGCTTGCAAATCTTTGACAGCGCCCCAGACGGTATTCAATACCCATCCGCCTAGGACGCCGATGATTCCAACGGCCACATCAAAAAACACTTGATACTCAGCCATTGGTGTCATCTCGCCATCGCATTTTGATTCTGTTGCGGACTCAAAGCATTTTGAAAAGTAACTGCTCCAGATATAATTGGTGGCGCTACTTGACGTGGTTTACGTTTTGATAACGCTTCCGTTTTAGCGTTATACTCTTGCGCTGCTTTTAGCGCTTTTTGCATTTCGGCAGGATCTAACATCTCCATACCAATCTGTGTAGCCAGTTTCTGATCTATCTTACCAAGCGACCGTTTGATTATTGTGTTCGCAATCGTCCAAACGCGGTTCAATAAGTTCAAATGCGTGATAGGCCCAAGCTGCGTTGACGCCAGATCTTCTACTGAAGACTTAGCTAATTTAGCTTGATCTTTGGCTAATTGTGTGCGCCGAAACTCATCGCGGACATCATTCACAACTTTCATTTCGTCAGAACTTAATACATCTTCGAGCTTGCTATAGAACTCTTGACCTGTAGCGCGTTTAATTGTCTTTGGCGCTTCTTCAGCAGCCTTCGCAAACATAGCGCCACGCGTCGTTTCGCCTGTCAACGGCGCGGTCAATGACTTTTGCAGTTCCTGTGCGATTTGCATCTTATTAATTGGAACGCTTTGCGCGGCATATTGCATGCGCGCTTTATTATACGCGGGGACTTTTTCTAGCTCGCTAATAAACTCTTTACGTGTTGCTTGAAGCGCCGACTTTTGCGCGCCTTCCAAGCCAAAATCGCCTGGCTGGCTAACTATTTTATCCAATGCTAATTTTACGTCGTGCATTGCTTGCATAGGCGTGCTTGTGCCGCCACGCTCTTTTGCTAATTCGTCCGCCACTTCGTATGCTTTCTTCATGGATGGACGAGCTAATAGATCTTCAGGGATTTCCGGCGCAGCTTGTTTGAACGCCTCTCCGTAATTCTTTTCTGCTTCTATTTCGCGAACAACTTTGGCAAATTCCAGTCTTTCCGGCGTTCCAGCGACCCGACCCATAGCGGCAGCACGCGCCGTTTCTTGCGCTTGCTGAACCGCACGCGCTTGTTGTGGCACTTGCTGGGTAACTTTTTCGCCAATAGCTTGAATAGCGGGAGCGTTTATATCTGCAAGCGCTTGTGCCGAAGTCATTCCAGGCTTTGCAGCGGCTAATGCGTTCATAGCCTCTGGCATTTGCGCGCCAAAAGCCTCACCATACATTTGCGCCTTTGGATTCATCATATTGCGAACTATAGGCGTCGCTACATTCGCAACATTTGTTGCGCCAGCCATAAAGGGCGACGCAAGTCCTCTTGCGGCAGTTGCGCCTAGTAACGTAGATACAGGCGCTTGCTTGAAGGATTCAAATGGATGGCGCGCAACTTGATACGCTCCACCTAATAATTGAGCGCTAGTCTGTAATGGACTGCCAACGGCTTCAGCAACGCCTTGAAGCGCCTGTAGCGGATCTGTAGCTACATTATACGCGCCTTGCGCTATATTCATAACGTCCGCTGGAACATTACCGGCGGCTTCGCTTAAATAGCCGAGAACCTTACCTGACGTTGTATCAGCAAAACCTGACGGCTTTTCTTCTAGCGCGCTAATGTCATAGCCATTAGCTTTCAGCTTTTCTACAAGCTGGGCTTTTGTCGTGCCATCCGGCACATTTTTGATAACGGTGCCGTCAGGAAGCCGAACGTCCATTATTTCAGATCCCCAAAGTCAATCACACCGCTTGGTTTTTGCTCTGCACCGCGCCGCGCGCCTATGATTCCGCCAATTTCTTTCTTAGGCTCAAACAATTGAGCGCCCGATCCAAATTGTTTATTTAGGTTATTAAGGATACCGAACGCGCTACTGATGTTGGCGATATTATCGGGATCCGCCAAAGCGCCCATAAGTCGCTGACCCTCTTTTTCAGAGTCAAAGTTCTTGCTCTGAAGACCTGCCGCCGCCGCGAATTGAGGCACCGCTGTTGTGACAAGTGACTTTAGTTGATCCACAAGCGCCAGACGCTCGCTGGCGTCCAGCTTGCCAAGAATCTGTCCGGCTCTACTTTTGTTCGCTAAAGCCTCAAAAGTATCACCCGCTGATTCGCCAGGAACAACAATGCCTTTAGCTTTGGCAAGATCAATAAATGTCGTGCCCATATCCTTAAGCGTGTTGCTAAAGCGATACTTGCCAAGCGCTTCTTTCTCCCGCCCCGCTGGAGCTGAACGCATAATATTTTGTTCAGTCGCCATCGTATCCTGAATAGCTCTAGCTTCAGGCGTTAATTCCATACCCGCAGGCCCAAGATTACGCCCGATAGTCGGCGCTTCTTGAACTTTCTGCATTGTTGGTGCAGCGCCGCCAAGACCAGGTTTGACAACGACTGGCGTTTCGCCTTCTTTAATTCCTTGAATGTGCGACTTTAGATTGTCTTGGATTGTCGCCATCTGTGTAACAAAATTAGTTAGCGACTGTTCGTCATATTTAGGCGGCAGAACAGACTTTAAATCATTAGGCAAGCCAGAATACCAAGCGTCATAGCCTTTACCGTCGGCCATAACAATTTTAGCGCCCTTGACTTCTTGGTTTCGCAACAAGTCAGCATCGCGCTCAAGCGCGGCTTTACTGCCTTGAGCAAGCTCTTTTTCAACTTGCGCGCTGTATACTGGTCTTTTCATCGCAAGCTCTTGAGCCGCTTGGCTTTCCAATGCGCCATAATGTTGCTGCCCCCGCAAAGCATTAGACAACTGAATAGCTAACTCAGGATTATACCGCGCAATATCTCTTACGCCTTGTTGAGACATAAGATTAAAATTCTGCCCACTTAATACGCCGCGCAGAGCATTTTGCTGATCTTGCTCTTGCTGCAATTTTTGCATCTGCATTTGCGCCAATTGATTTTGCTGCGCGCGAGCGCCCATCATCTGGTATTGAGCCAGCATGTTTGCAATGTCAGGGGCCGTGTTACCCTGCGCGCCGCGTGCAGCTATGGTGTAATCAACTGGCATAATTACCGTCCAAATATAGAGTTAAGAACGCCGCCGCTTTGATAAATGCTAGGAATTTGTCCTATTCCAGCGTAATTAGCGCCAGTATTAGGATTACGGTTCATCATGGTATAAGCCAGCGCGTTACCCACACCACTGTTCAAGGCATTACCCAGCGCTGACGCGCCGCCGACATAGCCAGAAGCTCTAGCCTGTCCGACATTCTCCATTGCCTGCCCGTATGGGTTAGCCGACGTGAGCCCCGCCATCGTTGGAATAGCGCCTGTGTAAGCGCCTGCAACTGTGTTGCCCGCATTAGTTGCCATCGTGCCGAGGTTAGAGCCAAGATTAAATTGATTGCCAGATAGCTGACCACCCATTGTGCCAGCAAGCTGCGATACTGTTCCCGCTGCCCCTGCGCCAGTGCCTGCCAGATTCTGAAGACCTTGCGTAGCTCTAAGACGGTTTTCCATAAAACGCGCGTATGCGTTCTGGTATTCTTGACTGCCAGCTTCTTGACCGTAACGAATACTAGCTTTTAGTGCGCCACCTGAACCCGCTGTGCCGCCTGCACGCGCCATATTAAGCATGGCCTGTTCGCCCATTTTGGTGCGAAACGCATAGCCAGGATCCATCTGAAGTTCTTCGAGCGTAGGCATGCGTGTGTAATCACCGCCTACACCGTATAATTGAGCAAGCTGATTAGTAGCGCCTGCGCCTGCGGTCATATAAGGCTCTTGAGCCGCTACGCCTTTACCGTAGAACTCACGGGCAGTAGCTTCACCTGCACGGCCTTGAGCTAGAAGATCCTCACGGCCTTTACCGTAGAACTCACGCCCAGCCGCTGCGCCCTGTTCGGCCATGCGTCGGGCTTCGTCGCGGGCTTGTTGCTGCGCGATGTAGCCCAACATGCCGCTCTGTTGGGCAGCATTAGCCTGTGTATTTGCGGCGCTACGCGAGCCTGCGTAGTTCAAAGCCCCACTAGCGAGGGAGGTGCCGCCTAAGAGAGCTAGTGTGAACGGATCCATAATGCCTCACTATAATACTAGGTCTTGATGATGTCACTCATAGAGTATGTTAACTGTCCCAGCGTCGAAAGTATTTGTGCCATTAGTCAATAACTTAAGTCTGGTTAAAACGCCA